CCTGATGACGGGGCCCAACGGCGAGACTCTGGACCGCAAAACGGGCAACGGCCTCCTGACCAAGTTTCAAAAGGGTACGGGAACGCGGGGTCTGGCCCACCAGATCCGGGCGGTCGTCTGGGACATTATCCCACTCGCGAGCTTCCGGGCGGGCAAGTGCTCCACCGGGTACCGCGAGCGCCACTTGATGCTCCACGCTCAGAACTTGGAGCGGGTCCGGATCGCCCCTATTTCGATCGTGAATTCGATGGATGAGGCTCAGACCCTGTACCAACAAAAGCTAGCGGAGGGCGAGGAGGGGCTAGTCCTCAAGGATCCCAGGGGCCCGTGGGAGGACAAAAGGGTCAAGCACCAGGTCAAGATGAAGGCCGAGCTTGAGGCCGACCTCATAGTCACAGGTATCCTCCCGGGAACGGGCAAATATGAGGGCAAAATAGGCTCTCTTCAGGTGGCCTCGGCCGGAGGCACAGTCACGGCTGCGGTCGGCACGGGTCTCAGTGACGAGGACCGGTCCAAGGACCCCTCGGAGTACATAGGCAAAATCGTGGCCGTCAAGTACAACGCGTTGATCACCGACAAGAAGACCAAGGCCAAGTCGATGTTCCTCCCCGTTTTTGTCGAAGTCCGTGAAGACAAAGTGACACCTGATATTATGTAAATGAATCCACGGGCCAAGTTCCCTCTCCACGTGATTCTGACCTTTTTCCCCTATATGAGGCGGTCGCAGTCTTGTCCCGATTTAAAAATCTTCAAAAATAACACATGAGTGACAAGAAAGGTTTCGTGTACAACTTGACAGACCCCAATTTTGTTTCAAAATTGATGTCAGTCAATCCAAGGTGGTACTATACGTGGGGTCTCCATGGGTCTCCACAGGTCGATCTTCCCTTTGTGCCCATGGCATGGGGTAAAGGCTCTTTGCCGCAGGAAGACTCACCCATCATGCTCGGGTTCAACGAGCCGGACGGGGCGGCGCAGTCGAACTTGACCGTTCAACAGGCGCTCAGTATGTGGGCGCGCGTCACGAGCTACGGAGACCGGATCGGAAGTCCGGCAACGGCCGGCAACCCCACGACCGCGGGGTGTTGGCTCGAGCAGTTTATGGACGCCGCACCCAAAGTGGACTTTATTTGCGTTCACTGGTATGCTCCACCAAACTCCGCCTCATTTTTGAAAGAAATTGATACCATATGGGCCAAGTACAAGAAGCCCATATGGGTCACGGAGTTTGCAGTTGCAGATTGGTCCGGAAAGTTCCCGGGCGGGTTCGCTTCAGCGCTCGTCGAAACCTTCATGACCGAGGCGTGCGCCGGCCTCGACGCCCGGTCATACGTCGAACGGTACTCGTGGAAGACTCGGAACACAGAGGACCCGCACATGGGTACGAGCGCCATATTCAACGATGACGGGTCCTTGACCCCGCTCGGCAAGTTGTATGCAAGCATATAAACTCAAAGACCTATTTGAAGTTTTTCTTGAAAGCGTGTCCACCAAACCCAGTTTGGACCCAATTTGGATCGGACAGGAAATAATTGCGCATAGACTTGAATGGCATACTCGTAGACATGGCGGTGTATCCGAGTCCTCTCAAGTGCTTTTCAACAGCATTTAACAAAATAGGCGCGACCTTTACCCTGTTTGCGATCGGTTTAGGTTTATTACCCTGCATAGCGTTTATTATTCTTTGATTAAGGTTTACCGTTTTCTGAATTCCCTGAAAATGACCAGTCGTTCTCTTGTTCTTCGTCTTGACACCGTTGACCCATATGTGTCCCAAGTAACGCTCGGATCCGTTATTGTTTCTCATAGTCAAAATGAGAGGAACGGCCTGTGATATACCAGTAAAGTTGCCGTTCCAATTTTTATAATTTGAAAAGTTCGCCTTGGGGTTTGTTCTATAACCGTAATCCGCTGATCTTTTTAGTCTATAATTAGTTTCTTGTATAAGTTTACGATATACTTCATTAGGTGTATTCACTTTACGCTTCTTGACGGAAGGTCCGTTCAAATTCCTGTTGTTGTTGTTGATTTTCCTGACCCTGCTTAGCTTTTCTTTTTCGTTTGCAAGCCATTTCCTAAGTTTAGCCTTGTTACTCGTGATTTGTAAGTTGGCCATATACTATGTACGTACAAAAAACGTGTCCTGTGTTCACCAGGGCTCCTGACCCGTCTCCCCGGACCAAAAAGTACATGATGGTCTCCAAGAGCCTCCTCAAGACGCTCAAGCACAAGCCGCTCCCCAAACTCACTCTCGAGCCCCCGCCGGTGCTCGAGAAGGAGAAGTTGTCTGAATGGGTCAGACCTAAGACTGTGGTTCCCGAGCCAACACCCCAAGAGCTCGTCGCGTGGGCCAAGGCTCGTGCGGCTCAACGCGTGGACGAGGCGGGAAACCCCGCAGAAGGCTGGCCGGCACGTCTCGCGCGTATGAAAGCTGACGGGCGTTTGTGGTACAACGAGGAAGATGGCCTGTGGCACAGACGGGGCATAGAGGGGTGAAGTGAGTATAGTGTAATATATGGAGTGTGCAATTTGTCAGGGGCCTCTTTCAGAGGCACCCAGTTTTGAGACCCGGTGTCATCACACGTTTCACAGAACTTGTCTCGGTCCGTGGTGTAACGACTCCGACCACTGCCCCACGTGTCGCGCCGTCCTCGTCCCTCCCCCGCCCAAGTGTTCCGCCATCTGTAAAAACAATTTTCCATGTGAATTGAGGGCCCAGGAAGGATCTAGGTTCTGTTGGAGGCACTGGAAGGGCTCTGGCGTATAGGGGAGGGAGTCTTGCGTCTTTTGGAGGTGGGTGAAACGGACCTGCGCGGCTAGCGTTTACGCGGCATGGCTGACACGGACTTGTTAAACAGTCGACCGTACGTATTTTTCGACGTGTTTGGTCGAGGCTTGTATCCCCGCGCCCTATAAAAATTCTGAGCCTCCCCCACGGCGTTCAATACAATCACCTTCTTTCGTCCCTTCTCCTTTGCATTATTGTAAATTTGATTCATAATTAGTTTACCGTACCCCTTTCCGGGAAGCGTGCCGATGAGAGAAATACGGGATGAGTTGTATTTGGGGTGCGCCAAGAACGCAAATCCAAGCACCTTCTTATTGTTATTATCCATAAGAAGGTAATTCTCGTTTCGGGCGTTTCTATAATTGTTGAAATTGCTCCTGTTCCAGAGTATCTTTTGAACCAGAGCATATGTCTGGTTGTTGATATTTGCCGTCGAAAACCTCGACTTGCCAGGTTCACCACGAATAAGCTTCGGCATCCCTAGTGTACACCCAGATAAAAACGCGAGACGCTCAATAGCCAAGACGAAAAGATGGACTCCATCATACTCACACACCTAACTGACGATGAGCTTCTTGAAATTGGATGGACGCAGGATATGATTGACATTGGCCTGGTTTCGGATGTACTCGCTTTCTTTTTTATTGCAGAAGGGGACTTGTATGCAGTTGAACGCAGTCTTAGGAACGTAGATTATGAGTTTACTGAGAATGTCAAGTTTCGTGGGCAACAATGGGCAGCCCTGCTCACGACCTGGCGCTGACCTAACCGGGGGTGGCTAGCCTTGCCTAAGCCACTTCATAACTGTTGAATCTACACAAAAGTACCAGTGGAGTAATTCACCTATGATAAAGAGGACCAAAAGGGTCGGACCAAAATTTAAATCGAAAATTCGTGCTATGATCAAGGCCAAGATGATCGTACCGACTGTATCCCCGACTGCCAGACCCATGAACCTCATGGAGTGGAACCCTTGCCCCGGAACTCCTAGAGCGTCTTTATATTTACAAGACATCTATACTAGTAGCTCGAAGAAAAACGTGTTGTGTCTCGACCTCGATAAAGAGTCGCCTCCCCGAAGACACAAAACCATGGATCCCCAGACCCTCCTCTACATCCTCTGCGACAAGCCCGAGCTGACCGACTACGTGGCGACCTGCGTCATCAAGTACCGCTTGCCCTACTGGGAGGATGCACTGGAGGCTCAGCAGAAGTGTGACGGGGAGGAGGACCCCATCGCGACGGGATACTGGGAGTACATGGTCCACGTCCTCGGTGGTGACCCAGAGACCTACCAGCCCATAGCCCCCAGTGAATACTGTGACCCCGTGTAATCAAGGGAATATTCAAAACCCGAAAAAATTTTATAAATTTTCTCATATTCTTGAGTCACCTCGTCCCCGTGTACGTCCTCCGCCATGCACCCTTCGACCCCGTCCAGAACATCCTGACCTTTTTCCTGTATCTC